ATCTGTGCGTGGCCGCCCGGTTGCCAGAGTTCGCGGTGGAGTTTGTGCAGGCCGGACTGGATGCCAGCGCAGTGCGTGCGCGGCTCTTCGACAAAGTCGTGGGGAAAGGCGGGGGCTTCGAGATCGACAACAGCTTGCCGCAGAACGAAGACCCGCCGCTCAAAATTCAAGCCAAACAACCCGATCCGTCCTCGATCTGGGCAGCCCGTCAGGCCGCACAGTCCACAACCTCGAAAGGAGCAAGACCATGACCTCCAAACTGGAACCGATGCACGCAGGCGAATTCCTGCTGTCCGAGGGCGCCGGCAACATCTCCCGCGAAGCGATCAACGTCGCGGCAGGCCCGGCGCTGGAGCCCGGACAGATCCTCGGACTGGTGACTGCGAGCAGCGAATTCGCCCCGTACAACCCGACTGCCGAAGACGGCACGGAAAACGCCATCGCCATTCTCTACGGCCCACTCGGCGAGTCAGATGTCGTTCGTCGCGGTCGCGCTGTGGTGCGTCTGGCCGAGGTCAGCGAGGCCCATCTGACTGGCCTCGACCCGGCCGCCGAGAAAGCCCTGGCCGCGCACTTCCTGATCGTCCGCTAACACGTTCATTCTTTTATATGCATCCCGCCGCGTGCGGGATTTTTCGTTTCTGGAGAGTACACCCATGGCCGATATCGCCATTTTTGAAGACGACGCCTTCAGCGTCCCCTCGCTGACCGCTGCGATCAACGAACAGGAATACCTGCCGGGCCGCATCAGCAGTCTTGGACTGTTTCGCGAGGAAGGCACCACCAACCTCACGGTGCAGGTCGAGAAGGACGGCGACACTCTCGCCCTGGTGCCGGCTGGTGAGCGCGGCAGTTCAGGCCTGGTGGTCGGTGGCAGCAAGCGTAATCTGATCCCTTTCAACACCGTGCACCTGCCGGAGCGCTTCACCATCAAGGCCGATGAGATCCAAGGCATCCGGGCTTTCGGTACACGAACCGAGTTGCAGTCGGTACAGGATGTGGTCAACCGTCGACTTGCCAAGGCTCGGCGCCAGTTGGACGCCACTCATGAATTTCAGCGGATGGGCGCTCTGAACGGCCAGATCCTCGATGCTGATGGCAAGACGGTTTTGCTGGATATCTATAAGTCCTTTGGCGTGAGCCGTCAGAAAATGCCCATGGGGCTCAATGACCCTGAAGCTGACCTGCGAGTGAATGCTGGTGAAGCGTTGGACATGCAGGCGGATGCGTTGGGCAGTGTGACCAGCTCGGGTTCTCGTGCCTTCTGCGGTAAGAACTTCTGGAACAAGCTGGTCAGTCACAAGTCGGTCAAGCAAACCTATCTCAACACTCTGCAAGCCGCGTCTCTTCGCGGTGATGCCCGCGAGAGCTTCGAATTCGGCGGCATTGTCTGGGAGCGCTATCGCGGCAAAGTGGCGGGCGTGCTGTTCGTGCACGAGGACAAGGCGCTGCTGGTTCCCGAAGGTGTGCCGGATCTTTACATCTCGGTCTTCGCACCGGCCGACTACATGGAGACGGTCAACACCGAAGGTTTGCCGTACTACAGCAAGCTTGAGCCGCTGCCATTCAACAAGGGTGTGGCTGGTGAAGCTCAGTCCAACCCGCTGCACCTGTGCACACGACCACGGGCGCAGATCCTCCTGGAACTCTGACCATGTCTTTCCGGGAACTGCTGGAAGACATCGACGACACGGTGTTCGAAACGCTCGGCGACACGGCTCGGATCGAGGGCTACGACGAACCAATCCTCGGCATGTTCGCCGCGCCCTGGATGCAGCCCAAAATGGGCAGCATAAAAACGGCGTTGCGCGAGCCGAAGTTCGAGATCCGCGTGCGTGATTCGCAGGGACTGAAAAGGGGATTGCTCGTCAGCGTGGATCTGCCGGAGCTGGACGGCGGCGGTGACTACGACCTGGTGCAGTTGGAGCCGGGTGGTGACGGTCTGGTCGCCTTGATCCTGAGGAAACGACCATGAGCGTCGGCAGCTACTTCAAACCATCGGCGGGCGGCGGAATGATCTCGCTGCAGACCTCGGCGGCAGACCTGAAAGCCTTTCAGGATTTCGCCGCCCTGGTGCCGAAAGCCGCTGCTGCTGCACAGCGGCGAGCCATCAACAAAACGTTGCGATGGCTCGCCACGCATATTGCCCGTGCCGTTGGCCGACAAGAGCGTATTGCGGTTGCTGCTGTGCGGCAGCGTCTGCGAGCTTACCCGGTCAGCGGTGGAGCGAATAGCGGCAAGCTGTGGTTCGGTCTCAATGCAATTGAGGCCAGCCGCATCGGTCGCCCACGGCAGAGTAAGTCGGGTGTGTCGGTGGCCGGTCGCCGCTTTCAGGGGGCGTTCTTCAAGAAGGTCTACGGCAACAGCGCAGACGTGTGGATACGTACGGCGAGCAAGCATTTCGACGCCAACGACTATCCCGACAGCGAGGTCAGCGGGGCGGGCGGTGTGAGTTCGGGCTGGATCGCCGAACACGGCAGTCGCTTCCCGTTGGCGAAAGCCAAGGTTTCGCTGGAGCAAGCCCGGCCGCATTTCGAAGCATGGGTGCGCAAGGCGGACGAGCAACTGGTGCACGTCCTGCAGCAGGAACTCAACTTTGAACTGCAGAAGCACCTGAAGGGGAAATGATGTGATGGATCAAGTCGACGAGCCATTCAGTCTTGAGCTTTTGTATCAAGCCATCGAGCGGCGCATTCAGGATCACTTTCCCAGTTTGCGAACGGTGGCCATGTGGCCTGACAATCTGGATCGCTTGCCGCTGCCAGCGGTGCTGATCGAGCTCGCCGAGATGGAGCCAGGCCTGGATCCTGGATCGGGTGAAACCGGTTTGGCCTGCAAGTTCGAGGCGCGGGTGATCACCGATCCCATCCAGCCGGATCACCAACAACAGGCGGTGTTTCTGGCCGGCCATCTTGGCGCGTTACTGCGCATGCAGAGCTGGGGTGTGGCGGTCGAACCCGCCGAGTTCGTCCAGGCCATGCCGGACTGGACCAAGCCCGAGCTGGACGGCTACACCGTCTGGGTCGTGGAATGGACGCAGCAGATCTACCTCGGCGAGTCCGAATGGCCATGGCCGGATCAGCCACCGGGCACCCTGATGCTGAACATCGAACCGGGCGACGGTCCGTTCCGTCCGGAGGACGTGCCATGAGTTCCGGTTATGTCGCCGCACAGCACGACCGCATGCTCGCCGGTCTGGTCAAGGATTGCTACGTGGTGGCGGTGGATCTCGCCGCCTCGCCACCGGTGTGCCGCGTTTCGGACGGCGAGTGGGTCAGCGGTTGGGTGCGCTGGCACAGTGTTGCCGCCGGCAAGGCACGGCACTGGCGGGCGCCGAGCTTGAACGAGCAGGGCACTCTGATCAGTGCCAGCGGCGATGTGGCGCAGGGCACATTCATTCCTGGCCTGTACGGCAACGGTGGCCCACCACCGGACAACCGCGACCATGTCGAAGTCTGGCGTTTCGACGATGGCGGATCCCTGGTCTACGACTGGCAGGCCAATAGCTACAGCATCACCCTGCCGACCGGTACGGTCTCTATCAAGGTAGGGGCAACCCTGGCCGAAGTGACCGACAACGCCGTCACCGTGAAGTCGGGAACGATCGATCTCGAAGCGACGATCAACATCAAAGGCCCGGTCAATATCGACGGCACGTTGCACGCCACGCAGAACATCACCAGCGATGGCGCGATCCTGGACACCGCCGGTAACAGTAATCATCACTCACACTAAGGGGTAACAAGATTGGCGAAGCGTATGACTTCGGTCGACTTTGAGCTTTCCTGGGATCTCTGTCCGGACAAGTTCCTACTGATTGGCAAAAACCCGTTCTCAAAAAAACCGTACTGCTCGAAGAAGATCGCACGTTCAGTTTTGGTTGATGGCATGGCCGTCACCAGGGCTGCTCATTCCGCCTGGCTTTGTCCTCGCGATATTCGTCGGATGAAATCTCTGATTGCTTCGTTATCAGAGCAGATCCTGGTTCAGGTGGGTTATCCCAAGCGCGGCAGCGGTGAGTAGCAATGTTGGATGGATCGGGTAACTGTATCAGTGACCCTGTTCAACTTTTTCATGCCCGCCGAGTGCGGGCTTTTTCATGGCTGGATAATTCATGAGCAAACCAAAAAATGATGTAGAAGTGCCGGACCAGCATGAGGCGCTGTCAGTGCCTGGGTTGGTGCCACTGACTCAGGGTTTCCCTGGTGACGCGCCTGCTCGGGTCACGACGTTCCGCGACACCCTCTACACCTCACGCACGGTCATCCTTCCGGACGGCCGCACGTTGGCCGTGACGAAGGGTAAGGTCTCGGTCGACATCTCCGATGAGGTCGCGTTGACCTGCCTCAAGAACCACGCCGAGTTTGAACCCCTCCAGGAGTAATCCCGATGATCGGAATGGATCGCCACACCGGGCAGCCCATCTCCGGCATCGAGCATCTACGTCAGTCGGTTGAAGACATTCTCGGCACGCCACTTTTGAGTCGTCGCGAACGCCCGGAGTACGGCAGCAAGCTCCGGCGCATGGTCGACCTCCCTATCAACGAAGGCTGGAAGAGCGCGGCGCAGGCCGAGGCCGTGCGGGCGCTCAACCAATGGGAACCGCGACTCAAGCTTGAGCGCGTCGTGGTGGTCTCCGTCTTGGGCGGACAAATCAATTTCAAGATCAGCGGCGAATACCTCGGTGAACGCGGCACGTTGGAGGTGTGGGTATGAGTACCCTGGTGGATCTGTCGGAGCTGCCGGCGCCGGACATTTTGGAACCGCTGGACTTCGAGGACACGTACAGCGAAGCGTTGGATGTGTTCCGTGGGCACATGGGCCAGAACTGGACGGCCTCGCTGGAAAGCGATCCAGTGACCAAGCTGCTGGAGGTCGGCAGCTACATCAAGCTTGGCAACCGGGCGCGGGTCAACGACGCGGCCAAGGCCCAGTTGTTGGCCTACGCCACCGGCGCCGATCTGGATCACCTGGCCGCCAACGTCAATCTCAAGCGCCTGGTGATCCAAGCGGCTGATCCGTTGGCCGTGCCGCCCGTGGCGGCGGTGATGGAATCCCACGATGCGCTGCGCGAGCGGGTGCAGCTGGCCTACGAAGGCCTGACCACGGCCGGCCCGCGCAACAGCTACATCCTCCATGCCCGCAACGCCTCGGCGCTGGTCGCCGACGCCACGGCGGAAAGCCCGGCGCCGGCCTGTGTCGACGTCACGGTGCTGGGACTGGAAGGCGACGGGACGGCCGGGCCGGAGTTGCTGGCCCTGGTCGCGGTAGCTGTGAATGACGATGACGTGCGGCCGGTTGGCGACCGCGTCACCGTGCGCGGCGCCGAGATCCTGCGTTACCGGGTGGACGCCGTGCTGCACATGAAAGGCACCGGCCCGGAGAACGACGCCGCGCTGACGGAGGCGATCCGTCGACTGGAAGCCTGGATCAATCCCCGGCGCCGACTGGGCGTCGAGGTGGCTCGGTCCGGTGTCGATGCGCAGCTGCATGTCGCCGGCGTCGGCCGGGTCGAGCTCAAGGATTGGCAGGATCTGAAACCCACCAAGGCCCAAGCCGCGTACTGCACGGGTTACACCGTCGTGCTGGGAGGTTGAATGCGCAGTCTCTTACCGCTCAACAGTACGCCGCTGGAACGGGGTATCGAAGCGACCTTCGCCGAGACCACGTTGATTCCGTTGCGTACGTTGTACAACCCCGACACCTGTCCGGTGCATTTGCTGCCGCATCTGGCCTGGGCCTGGTCGGTCGACCGCTGGGATCCGGCTTGGCCGGAGCCCGTCAAGCGCGCCGCGATCAAGGCTTCGTTCTACATCCACAAACACAAGGGCACCATCGGCGCGCTGCGCCGGGTGGTCGAGCCCCTGGGTTACCTGATCGAGGTGCTGGAGTGGTGGCAGACGGTGCCGGAAGGCGTGCCAGGCACCTTCGCTCTGAAAGTCGGGGTCCTCGACACCGGCATCACCGAGGAAATGTACCTCGAACTCGAACGCCTGATCGATGACGCCAAACCCGTCAGCCGGCAACTCACCGGTTTGGCCATCAGCCTTGAAACGCAAGGCGACCTGAACATTGCAGCGTCCCTCTACGAAGGCGACGAAATCGACGTCTACCCGCCTGTGATGCGCGACATCGAAGTCACCGGCAGCTTCGGCGTGATCGGACGCGAACACACCATCGATACCCTGGACATCTATCAATGACTGATGCGAATTCTCAGTTTTTCGCCATTCTCACGAGCGTGGGAAAGGCCAAACAGGCGAACGCCGACGCGCTCGGCATTCCCTGGCTGATCACCCAAATGGGCGTCGGGGACGCCAACAACATCGATCCGGTTATTCCCGCCGAAGGACAGACCAAACTCATCAACGAGTGGCGGCGCAGGCCGCTCAACCGGCTGTTCGTCGACCCGGTCAACCCGGCGGTGCTGATCGCCGAGCAGATTATTCCGGCCGATGAAGGTGGAAAGTGGATCCGTGAGATCGGACTGTACGACTCAGATGGTGACTTGGTGGCGGTGGCCAACTGTGCGCCCAGCTTCAAGCCTCTGCTGTCGCAGGGCTCGGGCCGCACACAGATCGTGCGGATGAACTTCGTCGTCACCAGTACCGGAAACATCACGCTCAAGATTGACCCGGCTGTGGTGTTGGCGACTCGTGAGTACGTCGACGCGAAGATTCTGGAAGAGCTGTACAAGCTCGACAGCAAGCAGTCGGTGCGGCTCGCGACCACAGCCAACATCGTGCTGTCCGGGCTTCAGTCCATCGACGGCGTGGCGCTGGCTGCTGGTGATCGAGTGCTGGTAAAAAACCAGAATGCAGCCAAGGACAACGGCATTTGGGTGGCGGCTCCGGCTGGTTGGTCGCGCGCGGCTGATGCGGACTCAAGCACCGAGGTGACCTCGGCGCTGCTGGTATCGGTCGAGCAAGGCGCAACCTTGGCTGATACCCGTTGGCAGTTGATCACCGACGGCGCGATTGTCCTGGGCACCACGTCGCTAACGTTCCAGAACGTGACCCAAGGCTTCGCTCCCATCAATTCGCCAGCGCTGATCAATCCGACGGCAAATACGCCGGCTCAGTTTGATAGCTCTTTGAGGCTTGCGACGACCGAGTACGTCCAGCGTGCTGCGGGTAGTTTGGCCGGTTACGTTGCTTATGCGGCAAGCGCCATTTTGACGGCTGCTGATGTCGGGAAATATGTCTATACCAGTGGCCCGGCCGTTACCCTTACATTACCTGACTCTGCGCTGCTGCCTCCGGGGAGCCGGCTTTATATACAGGCGGGAGCAACAACCACATGCACTGTGAAGTCCAATAACGGAAATATTTCCGGGCCTAACGGGAACCCTGCAGGTTCGCCAAATGTAGTGTTGGGGAATGGTGTTGCTGCTGAGTTTATTGCGTATAGCGGCGGCTGGCTTTCAGTTGGCGGGACTGGTCTTGCTTCGCTTTCCACCAATGGCTATCAGCGCCTACCCAGCGGGCTGGTTATTCAATGGGGCAATAGCCTCGCGTCGGCTGCTGATTATCTGGTTACTTTTCCAATCGCATTTCCTACTGCGCCCATAACGCTGGTCTTCGGGCAAAACGAAGGAAGTGTTTCTTTTCATAACAATTACCTGACTGCTACCGGGTTTAAATATCGCAACGCTGCTGCGACGTACCCCGACCAATTCACTTGGTTCTGCATCGGATACTAAGGGGGCTTTATGTTTGCTTCGAAGTCGACTGGCGGCTTCTACGACGCCGCTATTCATCGCTCGATGCCGAGCGACGTGGTTGAAATTACCGCCGAGGCGCATGCCGTATTGTTGGCAGGAAATGCTCAAGGAAAAGTAATTGGCTGGGGTGAGGATGGCTATCCGCTGTTGATCGATCCCCCTGCGCCGAGTGCGGATTACTTCGCTGAGGTTGAGCGATCCTGGCGCGACATACAACTTGCGACCACGGACGGGATGGTTTCGCGTCACCGTGATGAGATTGAGGGGGCGTTAAACACTACGTTGACGCCCGAGCAATACTCCGAACTTCAGGTGTACCGCCGAGCGCTCCGCAATTGGCCGGAGGCGGGAGAGTTTCCGCTGATTGAGCATCGACCGCTACAGCCTTCCTGGCTGGTTGGCCAGTTGCAATAAACGCTCCGCACAGACGGGGCGTTTTACATTCCGTCACATGCAAAACCAACACCTCAAGCCTCGCAGACACGCGGGGCTTTTTCGTTTCTGGAGATTGACCTCTATGAGTTTTTACCACGGCGTCACGACCACCTCGGTCGATACCGGCGCACGCACCATCTCGCTGCCGTCCTCGTCGATCATCGGCCTGTGCGACACTTTCACGCCTGGCCTGATCGGTGGCGGCAACGCCAAGGCTGGCGAACTCAAACTGATCACCACCGAACGCGAAGCCATCGCCGCCTTTGGCGCGGGGGCTGCGATCACCAAGGCTTGCCAAGCGATCTACACCAAAGCCAAGGCGGTGATTGTCGCTATCGGTGTGCCGAAGATGGACGACCCGGCGCTGCAGACCTCGGCGATCATCGGCGGCGTCATGGCCTCTGGACAGCGCACTGGCCTGCAGGCGCTGCTTGATGGCAAGAGTCTGTTCAATGCGCAGCCACGATTGCTGATCGCTCCAGGGCATTCGGCGACACAGGCCGTGGCGACGGCGATGGATGCCCTCGCGCTAAAACTGCGAGCCATCGGCATCATCGATGGGCCATGCACGACCGACGAGGCCGCCATGGCCTACGCCGACAACTTCGGCAGCCGCAACCTGTTCATGGTCGACCCTGGCGTACAGTTCTGGGATACCGATAGCAGCAAGACCGTTGATGCACCTGCATCGGCATGGACCGCCGGCCTGTTCGCTTGGACGGATGCCACCTACGGTTTCTGGGCCTCGCCGTCGAACAAGGAGTTGACCGGCATCACCGGTACCACCCGCGCGGTCGAGTACCTGGACGGTGACGAAACCTGCCGGGCCAACCTGCTCAACAACGCCAATATCACCACGATCATTCGCGACGACGGCTACCGGCTGTGGGGCAACCGCACCCTGTCGAGCGATCCGAAATGGGCGTTCGTCACCCGCGTGCGCACGCTGTTCA